ATCATTAGTATCACAACCATCTGTTTTGGATTCATTAAGCATTGGAAATGTTGTATCTTTAAAAAGTAAACTTTTAGGATCATTTAATGATTTAAAATCATTACAAGATCTTAATCCAAGTAAATTACAAGGATTGACTCAAACACTTGGGATAGATTTAGGTTCTTTTAAAAAAATACTAAATTTAAGCGTTAAATTGGAAAATTTAGGCATTCTATCAGGCGATCCAGAGTTAATAAAAAAGAAATTACTTGAAGAAATATCAGTTAATGATTTGTTAAATGTTGCTAAAGAAGGTGGCGTTAAAAAACTTCTTGCTGATTCTTTAAAAATAGATATTGATGAATTAACAAGTATGTTTAAATCTGCGGATGATATAAAAACTTTGTCTGACATAAAAACATTAGAACAATATAATAAATTAGATGATGTTTTCAAAGATAGAATTGCCCGAGATAATGGAATTACGGTTAAAATGTTGGATGGCGTAGTTGCATCATCCGTTAAATTGTATTCAAAAGAAGAAATAGAAAGAAAACAGGCAGAGGGAATTGCTAAAACATTAGAAAATGATTTTAACAATTTATTATTTGAAACACAGGCACCAGTAACATCTGATGATACGATACAATCAACAGGTGGAACAGGATCAACTGAAGGTATTATTGAAAAAACAAGTATTGGTGAAGATGTAATATCTAAATTTGATTTTTCAAATAATTTTACAAAAGTTGATTATAGAATACAGAAAATTACAGCTCTTTCGTTGGGATTTGGTGACGGTGAAAAATCTGTTGATGATTTAATTTCAACTATTGAAAAATTAAAACAACTAGCAGTTTTACAAAAAAGAGAAAGAGACTTAAAAAAATCATTGGTAAATCATTTGGAAGATTTACAAAGAAATTCATTCAATAATGATCAATCAATAAAAGATTATGCTGATGAATGTGGGGTAACAGATGGTGAAGTAAAAGAATTGATTGATAAAAGAAATGTATTATTGTTTGAATTAGACAATGATACTTCTCCTGTAGGTCAAAGAGAAACTGAATTGGAAAATGATAATACTGGTGATTGTATCGATGGTGGTGGTACATTTGGAGAAGGAAAAACATTACCAAAAGTGGACAATGATATTCAGTTATTTGAATTTGGCGATGTGCTGAAAGAAGATTTATTTGTTGAAGAAGATGGTAAATGGTCATATAATGGTGACATATCATTTGATGGTAGAGAGTTATATTTATTTAATAAACTAAATTCTTATTCATCAAAAATTAGATTTCCTATAAAATTATACAAAGTAAATGGTAATGTAAAAGTCAATAGACAAGGACTAACTACATTAGAAAATATGCCGGATATAGTAACTGGAAATTTTGATTGTTCTTCAAATCCATTACAAAATTTGGATGGTATGCCAAAAGAAATAGGTGGTAGTATAAATATTTCTAGGACACAAATATCTGTATTAAAGAACATTCCGAGTGATGTAAAAGGTGATTTAAATTGTTCTGATAATAAAATTGAAACATTAGAGGGTTCACCAACATATGTTCGTGGTAACTTTAATTGTAGTTCTAATCTACTGGACACATTATCAGGATCACCATTACAAATTTTTGGCGATATGAATTGTATAAAAAATGAACTTGTTGATTTAAAAGGTGCACCCGATGAAGTACAGGGCACATTTGATTGTTCAAATAATTATCTAACACAAAATCCAGAACTTTTAAGAACTGGAAATACTATGAGAGTTAGAGGTAAATTTATTTGTGAGAATCAAAAAAGTGGGAATAAATTAGATGCATCTTATTTGAAGGAAACTTTTGGTGCATCTTCTGTTATTGTTTAATGGAGTAAAATGATATGTTAATATACGATGTTGTTGAAGAAATACCTGCAAATAATGTAAATTCTGGTTCAAGATTACAATTAGTTGAGTATACTCCAACTGATGAAGAAGTTGCAAATATATTATATGACACATCTTCATTCGATAATTCTGATAGAAACTCACCACCTGCATCAACAGGTGGAACACGTGGAACCGGTGCAGTTGCTACTACTGGAGGAACTGCTTCTACTGGTGGTACACCAACTAATCCCGTTTCTACTGGTGGAACCGGAGCAATACCACAAACAAGAACTGTTACCGTCAATGGTGTTACTTATACCATAAATACGTTGGGAACACCCGAAGAGTCAGATGATTCAATAGTAATAGATGGTGTAACATATGCTGCAAATTCCTACATCAATCGAAAAGAAGAAGAAGCGAGACAACAACAATTACTAAATAATGGTGCTGCTGATGGAAGTACCGGTGAAAAATCTGGATCTACCAATCCAACTCCTGAAGAAACAAAAAAAGTTGAAGTAGTAGAACCTTGTATTAAAAAAACTGATGAATCCGGTTCTACTGGTGGAAATGCGTCAACCGGTGGTGCAGGTGGAACTGGTGGAACTACTAATACACCAGATGATACAACACCAATTGCACCACGAATTGTAAAAAGAGGAAAACAAGGCACATTTAAATCATCCACAAAAAATAAAAATGCTCCACTAATTTTTGTTGTTGGTGGAATTGCTGTTAATAATGTTTCTCCAGGTGACACTGATGCCAAAAAGGAAGGTTATATGTGGACAGGAACTGGAACTGCTAAAACTGGATATAATGATTTACAAGATTTTAATATCTATAACTGTTTTACATCAACCTCAAGTAAAAACGGATGGTCTGAATGTGAAAAGATATTAAACGAACAAAAAATAAAACCATCAAAATACATTTTAGTTTTATATTCTGGAGGTGTTGCGGGTGGACATAATGGAGTTTTAACAGTAAAAACTGCAGATACGTGGGATCAAATACATATCTCAGGACCACCATTGGGTGATTTTGGTGTTGATGAAAAGAAATTTAAAAGTTATTTGAAAACCATTGAAAAGGCAGGAAAGGATAAGGTATATTATTGGTGTGTTGGAACAGGAAATGCAGAAGGTGCTGCAAGAACAGATTGGAAAAAACAAATAATAGATTCATTACCGCCATCCAATGTTAATACAAGTGTTTCAAACCATTTTGAACAAATAGAAACTGTATCACAAGGTATTAAGAAAAATAATCCAATAGAAGCGGGTACAAAAGCAGAAGTAATCGTTACTGAACCTGCTAAACCACAACCAATTTGTGATGATTTGACAAAAGTTGAAGCAAAGAAAAAGGCAAATGAGGGTCCACAAGGTGGAGCAGAAGTTGTTACAGAAGCCCGAGAAACATCAGATGGACAACAAAAACCTGCTGATCCAAAAGCTCCTAAAAAGACAGAAGAACCTTCATACTCTGGTGCATTAAACCATAGATTTTATTTAAGACCAACTCCAGACGGTATTCCTGCAACATTGCAAGATATGACAAAGGATCCTTGGTCAAAAAGATATTTTGCATGGAGACCGGAGAGTGGTCCTGATTTTGGAGATAAAAAAAATGAAAATTTGGTTACAACTCCTGAGGGTAAGTCTTTAATTTCTGGTATGATACCATACTGGCCACCGGTTGAATCAGAAGAAGAATCGAAAGGACCACAAGGAAAAAAGGGAAGATGGATTTCAACTCCTCAATTAAATGGGAAATGGGAAAATATAGAGGGAGAAGGTGCAACTTCTATTTGGGAAGTACCAATGATACTAAATGTTCAAGATGTTGGTCATTTTAATAAAAAGATAGGGTATTTATTTGAAGCTGGAAATGAATTGCATATGACAATCATGCCAGGACTTATTATCAATGCTGGAAAAAGTATTGCCATCGGTCAAGGAACAAATACAGAAGCTACTCCAGTAATTGATAAAAAAGGAAAAACAAACTTTCCAAAAGATTCATCATGGGCTTTATGGCCACAATGGGATTCGTATTTTGTAAAATTTTCTTTGGAAAAAGTTGGATATACGCTTTATGAATCTGTTGAAAACATAAATTCTTATCATATGGGTGTGATTAAAAGAAAAAAGGCAACTGGATTGATAAATACACCTGGAACTCAAAAGTGGAAAATTGACGAGTTAGTTACAGCAGGAACAAAGGATGGTATATTTAAACCTAGTAAAGTTTGGACAGAAAATCAATCTTCCGAAGAAACATTGTCAAATAATGGGGATATGGCTATATTTGTTGCTGATTATCATTTTACAAAAGATGGATCATTAACTGATGCTGGTAAAAAATTAGTTAACCATATTTTAACAAAAACAGATTGGCAAATGGCAACAATTTCATCCGTTTTTCATCATTCATCTGAAAGATCAAATTGTCATATAGAAATATTACCTTATATGGATGAAAACGGTAACTTGATAACTATTGGTGGTAATACAACACCTAAAAAATCAGATCCATCATTACCACCAAAATCTACTATAGCAATTAAATCTACAAACTTCTCTGAATTTGCTGGAATAGATAACGGTAATTGGGTTAATGGTGCAGTGATAATAACAAACGTAAAAAGTGTCCCTAAACAAGAACAAAGAGAATCGAAAAAATTATCATCTAAATTTTACAAATTTAATACAACAAGAAACTATATTTTAAAAATTGATTCTGATACAAACGTTAGTCCCTCATTGTATAATACAATTTCACAAATTTTATCAGATAAAACGCCACCTGATCCACCACCACCACCTATTCCAGAAGGAACGGGTCAAGATGTTGCAGGAAGAAGTAAGGCATATCTGGATGGTACTATCGTATTAAATTCAAATATAAGTCAACCAGAAAATGGAATTTGTAGTGGATATTTAAAGGATCTTGGTAAAGAAATAGGAGTGTGGGAAACGCTTATTATTGATTTGAATAGACATTGGAATCAAAAGGCTGCCAGCAATCCAATATATGCTAATGGAACAGTTGGTAGTTTAGGTGGTATGAGACCATTGGATCAATCTACCTATACAAAAAATAGGGATAGAGTTTGTGGTTCTAAGCATGGAATAGGACTTGCTCATGATTTAACACATAAATTTCCAAATTTAAAACCTTTTCCAACACGGGGGACAGGTACTTCGGGATGGGGTACATCACTTAATCCAGCATATACAGTAACTATTAACACAAAAAAGGGTCCAGTGCAAGAAACATATAACATAAATACAGATGGAAATGCTCTATATGTTTGTAGAGAATGGATGGCAGATATGGCCGCATGGCAAAAAGCTAATAATTTGGAAGGTGGTGCGGCTTGGAATGATGACAGAGAACCACATCATGTTGAGGTTCCAAATAAAAGAATGCCTCAATTTTTATCGGGAATTAGGGTTCAATTGATGAATGAATTTAAATTAGATTACAATTCAATAACTGGAATAAATCCACATTTGGTTAAAATAATGGAATATATGTGTGGGGTTTCTGCAAATAAATATGCATGGGAAAACAATTTTAGTACACCAAGAACTTCTCCACAACCACCTTCTACCGATCAAGAACCTATGGCACAACGTAGAAGTGCTTCTAAAGGAGTACCTCACGTTCCTTGGAAAAAGAATCAAAAACTATATGAAATGTATCTTGCTAAACAAAAGGGTTGATAAAATAACATATTTTAATAATTATTGTAAACAATTATAGGTAATTTAACAATGGATAGTAAAAAGTTTTTTGCAGAAATTCGTTCAATCATACGAGAAGAAATAGATTATGCATTGGAAAAACGAATGAAAAATAATACTAAAAAAAGTGATATGGATGTTGTTTCACATGGTATGTCTATTTACAAAGAAACTAACAAAAAAGTTTCCGAATCAAAGACACAAAAACCAAAAATAACAAATTCAAAGTTTAATTCTATAAATGATATTTTGGAAGAAACTCGTAGGACATTACAAGAAAGTTCTGATATGGATAAAGAATTTAAGTTTACAGCAGATATGGCTCAAAATTTTGGTTACGGTGAACAAACGGCAGCAATACCACAGGGTTTTAGTAAAAATGAAATTCCTACTGATGTTATGAGTGCATTGACTCGTGATTACTCTGCTCTTGTTAAAAAAATGGATGAAAAATCTAGGAGATAACTTTGCCAATTTTTAGAAGAAAAAGGGCTATACTATTAGACGAAAGTAGTGCCAACTTAAATAACATTAAACCAATTGGTGTTACTATTCCTTTTAATAATCCTAGTGGTATATTTTTTCAAAGTTATACCAACCGTGTACAAGTTTTTTCAAATTTAAAAAACTTGCTAAGTACGGCAAAAGGTGAAAGGTATATGCTTCCTGATTTTGGAACTGAGTTAAGATTTATATTATTTGAAAATATAACAACAGAGGAAGACTTTATAGATAGAGTTGATTCAACGATTAGAGATGCTATATCAACTTGGATGCCTTATTTGGTAATACAAAGACTTGAAGTTAATATAAATTTAACAGAAGATGGTAGAGTTGATGAACCGGATCATGCTATAGGTATTACATTGGAAGTTAAAATTGCAGGAACAAACATATATTTACCTATTCAGATATTTATATCAGATACCGGAAATTTACAAATAGAACAGGCGGTTTACAATGGCTGATTTGATTAAAAAGGATATTCGTTATTTATCAAGAGATTTTGGTGCATTAAAACAAAATCTTATTGATTTTACAAAAAATTATTTTCCAAATAGCTATCAAGATTTCAATGAAGCATCACCTGGAATGATGTTTTTAGAGATGGCAGCATATGTAGGTGATGTGTTATCATATTATACAGATGTCACATTACAAGAGTCATTGATATTACATTCTTCTGAAAAAACAAATATATTAAATCTTGCACAATCGCTTGGGTATAAACCAAAAAATAAAATTGCTTCAACCGTAAAATTAGATGTATTTCAAATAGTTCCTGCAAAAGAAGTAGATGGTGAAATAGTTCCTGATTATTCATATGCTTTTGCAATAGAACCAGGTATGGTAATTTTTTCAAATACTGCAAATCGTATAGAATTTAGAACAACAGATTATGTTGATTTTAAATTTAGTAGTCTGATTGATCCAACAGAGGTTACACCATTTGAAGTTGATGTTAATGGTGAAGTTTTATTCTGGTTACTTAAAAAATCAGTTAATGCTGTTTCAGGAGTTATACGAACAATAGATTATGAATTTACTGATCCAAAACCATACGATAAGGTAATTCTTGAAGAACCTAATTTGATAGATATTCTTTATGCAATTGATTCTGATGGAAACAAATGGTATCATGTTCCATTTTTGGCACAAGATACTATATTTGAACCAACTATAAACATTGCAAGAAATGATAAGTATTTATCAAAACATAGAGACGAAACACCATATCTTTTAAAATTAAGAAAAGTCTCAAGAAGATTTGTTTCTCGTCAAATAAATGACCAAAAATTTGAAATACAATTTGGTGCAGGTGTTTCAAATCTTGATGATGAACTATTGATACCAAATCCAGATTTGGTTGGAAATTCATTGAGTGGAATCGAAACATCTATCTCACTTGATATAGATCCTTCAAACTTTTTATACACAAAAACATATGGTCTTGCCCCAAATAATACAACTGTAAAAGTATATTATACAACAGGCAATGGTGTACAAGATAATGTTGGTAGTGATACATTGACAAACATTTCGAGTAAAACTATATTGTTAGATGAAACTGGTTTAGATCCTATACTATATCAACAGGCAATATCCAGTTTAGCAGTAACTAATCCAAATCCTTCAAGTGGCGGTAAAACAGGTGAAGATATAAATGAAATTAGACAAAATGCTCTTGCTTATTTTGCTTCACAAAATAGAGCAGTTACAAAAGAAGATTATATTATACGGGCATATAGTTTGCCATCAAGATATGGTTCTGTTGCTAAGGCATATATTACAAAAGATACTCAATTGACATCCGATTCTATTTTCAATAGTGATAGAATACAAAATGATTTGGCATTAAATTTTTATGTATTGGGATATGACGGTAATCAAAAACTCACAACTATAAATGAAGCAACAAAAGAAAATATTAAAACATACTTAAACTATCACAGAATACTTACCGATGCTATAAACATTCGAGATGCTTACATTATCAATATAGGCATTGATTTTGACATAATAACATTTCCAGATCAAAACGGTAATCAAGTCATTTTAAGATGTATTAACAGATTGAAAGAGTATTTTGATATAAAAAAATGGCAAATAAATCAACCGATTGTGTTGAGTAATATATTTACAGAACTTGATAAAGTAGAGGGTGTTCAGACAGTTGTTGATGTTAAGATAAAATCACTTTATGATCAAACTCTCGGATATTCAAAACATGCATACAATATATCCGAAGCAACAAAAGACGGAATAATTTTTCCATCATTGGATCCTTCAATTTTTGAAATTAAATATCCTGATAACGATATTATTGGTAGAGTGAGGGCATTTGGATGATTTATACTTTATATGCACAAAAAGATGCAACAATATATGAAAGAACAGAATCAAAAAATACAGGTTTGGATTCTTTATTAGAACTATCACATGAATTGGTTGGTAGTGCATCTCGGTATAATAGTAGAATACTTATGAAATTTGATTTTACTGATGTTCAAAGTAGAATAAATACCGGTAAAATATCTCAAAATGCAAAATACTATTTATCAATGAAGTCTGCATATGTTCAAGAAATTCCACAAGAATATACGATATATGCATACCCTGTAAGTTCTTCATGGACAAATGGAACTGGTAGATTTTTTAATACACCTGTAACAACAGATGGTGTTTCATGGAAGTATAGAACATCACGGGCGGTTGGAACCGAATGGGATATCCCACCAACACTTGTAAATTTAGAATGGGATGAAATATCACAGACATGGGTTGATGCTGCTATATTATTTGGTGCAAATTTATCTGCAAATGTAACATCTTCTTATTGGTCTAAAGAGGGTGGTGGAACTTGGTGGGATTATGATAATGTAGAATGTACACAATCATTTTCATTTGAATCGTCAGATTTATACATGGACATTACACAAATAGCTAAAAAATGGGTTACTGGATCAGGTAGGTTTGAAAACGATGGTATCATAATAAAATTTAGTGATGAAATGGAAGGTTCATTACAAAATTTAACAAGTTTAAGATTTTTTGGAACAGATAGTAATACTATTTATGTTCCAAGAGTTCATGTTGTTTGGGATGATTCTAGCTTTGTGACTGGTAGTTTGCCGATTTTATCAGAAGAAAATACAAATTTAAACGTCAAATTAAAGAAAAACTATTCACAAGATGAAAGGGCAAAAATAAGAATTTATGCTAATCAAAAATATCCACAAAAAACATATACAACTCAATCTTATCACACATTAAATTATTCATTGCCATCATCATCTTATTATCAGATACTCGATGCACATACAGATGAAGTGATA